CACCAGCGCCAGAGTGTCGCCGTCCTTTTCGATCTGCACCGTCAGGGTGGTGATGCCCTCCTCCTGAAACAGACCCAGGCTACTGATGCGGCCCGGGAGGTACTCTTGTTCGTTGATGGCGGCGGTCAGCGAAGAGACCGAAAACGCGTCATCGTTAAAGATTTCAATGTCAGCCATGTAGCTATCTCCAGAAAGCAAAAAACCCGCACTGGGCGGGCTGAGTAATCAGGGTGATCGACCTAGCGGACGATCAGGAAATGAGTCGCCAGGGCTTTTTCCGCCGCTGGATCCAGACCGGTCAGGTGTGCTTCGCTGACTTCGGCCAGACGCACCACCGCGCGACCGCGACGGGCCACATCCGACTCGCCCAGTGGACCGTAAAGAATAGCAATCGCGTTTTCACTGCCGTCTTCAGCTTTCGGGTCATAGGGGGCGAATTCGCCGCTCGTGCTGACCAGACCGAGGATCTGGCCGGGCTCCAGCGCTGGCCCGGCCGCGACGTTGATGGCTTCGCGGGAAATGGTGCCGGCTGCTTCGGACAGGAGGAATTCGCCTGCGTGCATCGGCTCTCGTTGAATCGTCATCGTCTTGCTCCTGTAACGGATTGAGGTTTAGCGGTCTGCGCCGCTTGGCGGGCGGACCAGATCGAAGGCTGGTCAATTTTTTTGGCCTGAACCTTGGGTGTCGGGTCATCGTCCAGCGGTAGGCTGTTGTCGATTTCAAAGCCCTTTCCGCTGGTGACAATCTTGTCGAAGAGACGCGCTCGGACCGCCACAGCATCCAGCCCCGCTGCAACGTACTCGGCACTGAACTCCGGCAAACGGGCGGCCACGCAAAGGTCATTCACTGCCTTGGCGCGGGCCAGGCCAGCCAGAACAATCTCTTCGCTTTCGAGCTGGGTCGAACTGAGCAGCGATTCGACCAGGTTGCTGATGCCCGCCGCCGTACAGCGCTGGGTGATCATCAGTGCCAACTTGGCCGAGTCGACTACCACCGGCACCAACGGCGGATCGTTGGGCTCCAATTCCGAATCATCCGGATCGGCTTCGGGTGGTTCGTCGAGCTGAGCCAGCAAGTCAGCCGGCGCGTGTTGGTATCGCTGCAACACTGCGCCTTGGCCGAGGCAGGCCTTGACCGTGATGCCGTCGCCGACTTCATCAGCCAGACCCAGGGCCACGGCTTCATTCGCCGTCAGCCAGGTTTCGGCGCTGACCATACGCCGCAGCTCGGCGTCATCGATGTCGGGCGCCTTCGCCTTGTAGGCCGCAATGATCGCCTCCAGGGTCTGATCCAGCACATCCGCGACTCGGCGAAAGTCTTCAGCATCCCCACCGGTGTAGGTGTATGGGTTGTGGATCATCAACATGGCATTGGCCGCGATCACCACTCGGTGCGCACCGCACACCGCCACGCTTGCGGCACTGGCGGCCAAGGCATCAATCCGGCCGGTGCAGCGCTCGCCCAGCCGCGACAGCGCGTTGTGCATGGCCAGACCATCGAACAGGTCACCGCCGATACTGTTGAACGCGGCCACCACTGGTGAAACGCCATCATCCATGGCCCGCAGATCCTGCACGAACTGATTCGCAGTGATGCCCCACGCGCCGATCTCGCCATAGACGAAAACTTCGATCACTCGATCGGTCGCTTCGCCGCTGGCATTAACGGCATACCAGGTCTTGTCCTTGACCTCGACGCGTTTGCCGGCGCGGTTGTAAATACGCGGTTTCGCAGTTTTGCTCATGGTTGCTCCTTGTCGTCGGTGTCTTCGACGGCATCCAGGGTGTTGTAGTTGAGGCCCAGCACTGTGGCCCGCGCCAGATCGGCGGCGTTTTCCAAGTCGACCGTTTCGGCGTCGTAGCCAGTGCGCAGGACCATCTCGCTGCGCGAGGCAAAGCCGGCCTGCACTTCCATCCGTCGAGCCTGCACGTCCTGAACCGGCTGGATATAGGCCCAGCCTTGCGGTACCCAGCGAGTGCGAAGGTACTGGCGGCGCTTTTGCGCGTAATCGCCCAGCACCAGGACACCGGACAACACGGCCATATCCATCCAGGCGGCCCGCACTGGGCGGCAAAGCTGGTGGACGTAAACGCCGAATTGCAGTTGTTCCAGGCGGCGTCGAAACTCATTGAGCACCACCCGCAACGCCCGGTCATTGATCCCGCGCATATCGCCGGTGAGAATCTCGTAAGGCGTACCGGAACCGGCGGCGGCTGCCATCAGTTGCTGCCGCATGAAATCCGGATAGTTGTTGCCCGCGTCCGGCGGCTTGGAGAACTCGACCTCTTCACCCGGCCCCAGCTCCTGCATGGTGCCGGGCTCCAGCGCCACCATCGGGGTGAAACCATCCCGATCCAAGCTCAGCGGCGCGCCGGTGACCGGATCTCTGGGAACGGGTCCCGACTCCGGCGTCGGCCGCTTGATAAAGCCGGCAAACAGGTTGGCCACCTCCTGGCGAAACAACACTGCGTCGTCGTAGTTATCGAGACTGCGCAGACGCTTGAGCACCGGTGACAGTCGCGGCACCCCGCGCAGTTGGCCGGGTTCTACGGGCTCGAAGATGTGCAGCACCTGGGCAGCCGGCACGCGGACCAACTGGTTGTAGCCAGCGTTCAGCGACGCCGCATCGCGTGGATGCGACAGGTACATCCAGTACGCCACACGCTTGCCGCCCGGGTTGAACTCGATTCCGGCGCGGATGGTGTTGCCGCTTTTGGTGCTCTCGTATTTATCGTGCGGGACAAACTCCGGCGCCAGAATCTGCAGCTGCAGTGGAACTGCCAAACCCTCGTCCAGGCTGCGCGGTCGCAGCCGCACAAAGCACTCGCCCGAGGTTTCAACCGTGCGCGCCACCAGGGCCTGCTGGCCGTAGAAGTCGGCTCGATCATCGGCGTCCGATTCATCGACCCAATCGCCCCACAGCTCCTGCAGCAGCTTGCGTAAAGCATCGTCGTCAGTGGTTGGCCGAGGGGTGATGCCAGTGCCGATCAGGTTGCTGACGCGTTTGTCGATCACGTTGAAGGCATACGGGTCGTTGCGAACCGCTGCCCGGGAGCGCGACCGCAGGTTGCGCAGTGCCGGGGTGTTGATGCTGTTGATCCCGTTATCGGGAGCATCCCAGCCAGTGGAGCGTCGGCCCTCCCCGGCGCCTTCGTAACTGGCCTTGATGTTCGACGGCAGCACAAATCCGTTACGGGTCAACGTCGGGAAGTGTCGGGCCATCAGAGTCCCTTGCCCCCGTGGTGCAGACGAACCACACGCGAGCGCGGCGCGGATGAGCTGGCCAGAGACGAGCGAATCTCTTCGCGAGCCCTGAGCAGTTCGTCGACCGTGCGGTATTCCACAGTACGGTCGGTGTAGCGCACGACTTTTTCACCGCGTGCGATGGCCGCCTCAACCGCGTCGAGGTGCTTCTGAGTAAATGACATATCAGCGTCTCTTCAGGTAACCGCTGGTGGAGCTGCGGCGTTGAGGGGATGCTGCAGCCGGTCGCGGTGGCGCGACCGGTGCGGCAGGTTGCGGTGCGGGTTGCGCCGTCGCTACGACCGGAGTTGGTTGTGCTGAACTGGCGACACGCTCGCCTTGAACGGACTTGATGCCCAGGGCGTCGTCAAACAAACCTGACTGCGCTAACGACTGCCGGACCCGCTCCCAGTCATGTTCCTGGTAACGGTTGATGCCCAAGTAGTGGGCCATAGCCAAGCAGTACACCATCAGGTCGAGCGCTTCGTTGCGCTCGGCCTTGCCCTTGACCCACTCGATGCGCTTATGACCGCGCACGTAGCGGGCGACCTTGCGTTCGGCCACGCACTGGGCGAAGAACTCGTCCGGCAGGTCGTTGGCAAAGTGCAGCGACCCAGGCCCATCCGGGAACGGGTAGCGGTTGTAGATCCAATCTTTCGCGGTGTCGGTACCGACGAACCACAGCTCGGCACCGTTGCGTTCGGTCTGGCCTTTCCAGGTCACGTCGACCATGGAAGGGCGCTGAGCGATCACCGGTCTACCGGGTTTGCTTGCGCCCTTGATGGCGAAGACGTTGCGCCAGCGGCGGACGCGGCAGAACTGGTAGACCTCGTCCGTGTGGTGACCACCGGAGTCAACACCGATTGCGAGG